GGCCTTGGTCATCTCTGGCTCGGCAGTGGCGCGGATGATGCTGATGTCGCGGTACAGGCCGCGATCCATGCGCTGTTGCATCTCCCAGCCAGTGATGTCCTGCTGTTCCGTCACGCGCTGGGCGGTGTAGAAGTTGACAGCGGCAAACGGCAGGAGAATGTTGTCGATGGGCACAAACTCAGCGCAAGGTCGGCGCTTGGTGTCGTCGTACCACAGCTTCATAAATTGTGAGCCGCCAAGCGGTAACTGGGTCAGCAACTGCTCTTGCTCGTCGCGGAACTCCTCGATCTGTTCGGTCAACTGCCAGTTCATGTAGTCGCGTTTGCGCTCGGCGGTGTCCGTCTTGGTCTCGGTGACTTCGCCAAGTATCTTGGTGCGAACTGGGCCGTCAGGAGGGAACATCTCCTTGATGGCACGGGCGGCAAAGTCCACGCAGGCTTCGGCCATGATGGGGTGGACGACCTTGCTGGCACCGTAGAAGTTCGCACCGCCGGGAGCATCGTCGCCCAAGCCAGTGCGCTTGAGACCCTCTTCGTATTGCTTGTCGCGCTTCTCGCGGGCTTCCTTATCCTTCTCAATCAGGTCAAGGTAGCGCATACCGATCTTCTCAAGATCGTACAGGTTGATGGACTCAGCAAGGTTGGAGTAAAAGTCTTCGTCTTCCTCTGGGCCTTCAAACGGCCCCATGTTGGCAATGGCCGAGCCATCGTCAAGCTCCTCGACATCCATCTCCTCATCAGGCAAGTCGGCCACAGCACCGCCATCGTCGGTCATCTTCAAACCGTCTATGTGGCGGTCTGCATCTGGGTCAATTGGAAATTGTGTAGCCATAGTTATCTCATTAAGGTTAAGCCGCCACGAGCCTTCTTAGGCTCGGTCGTGTAACGCTCTACGATCACCTTCTTTGGCGTTGCAAGCATCGTGGAGCCAGCTTTCTTGATTGTGTTCGCGCCCTTGATTGTGCCCCCAACCAGAGAGCCGGGGGACATGAAGCCCAACAAGGTCTCAGCGATGGGGCGATCCTCATCGGTGGTCATGTTGTACTCTTTCATCAGGTCTTTGATCTGCTCGGAACCACCGAATGGCTTTTCACTTGATAACCGAGTCGGAAACCGAGTCCCTTTTGTCAGGGCATCGACACCGCTCAAACCGAAGTTGGTCATATCAACAATTGCGCTGATTGGGTTGTTTGCGATCACGCCACGGTTCATCAAGTCGGTAAAGGCGCGGGGTTTCTTGTAGCTCTCTACCTCTGGCTTGATGGCTTGGTCATAGAAGTCTGGCAGTGCCTCATACAACTCCTTGAGTGATGCCGACTCTTCCTTGGCCTCACCACCCTTTGCCAGTTGCTTGAGCGACCTGATCTTGGGGATGTGCTTGGTATCGACCATCGTATAGCCGCCGTCCTTCATGTGCTTTTCAACGGCAACGTGCCAGCTTGGTTTTTGCATTACGCCACCCTTTTTCTTTCCTTCGAGCATACGCTTGAGTCGATCACTATATTGACCAAGCTCGTCGATGTATTGCTGATCAACGATCTGGTGCGGGAACACTTTTTGGATTGTGCCAGTGAAATCTTGCGGGCGTTGTGTGGAGGCAATGTGCTGGGCGGCATCAGGGTAAGCAATCGCAAATGGCGATAGAACATCTCTATTGCCTTTGTACAGCCCTTGAATGCCCTTGGCATAGGTGTTGTGGTCAGCCGTGTCCGTAAGCTCCGCACCGGGCTTCATTTCGCCTACCGAGTGACCAGTCAGGTTGACCTCCATGTTTCGCAGATCAGGGCTGGTAATAGCCCACTGCACATCAAGGCCGTTGGGCATATTGGTTGCCTGTGTCAACTTTGGTGTCTTCATGCGGGCGTTGAACCACTTGCGGAGTTCTGGATCAGCCTTCATGGCATCGTATGCCGCCTCTGGGTCGGCAATGCCGGGCCAATGCGGGAATGTAATGCTTTCAATCTTGCCCGTCTTCTGATTCTTCTTGTCGTAACCGCCAGCGATTGCCCTATCAAACGTGTCCATGTCTTTCTTGGACAGCTTGCTGTAGTCAATGGCGCGGAGGTTGGCATCAGCAAAGTGCTGGGCGAAGTTGGTGGCGACTGGCCCCATTGCCAAGTGTTCGGCCATCACTCGCTCTGGGTCAAACAGGTGCGACACATCGGTGATCTTGTCCTGCGCCAATTGGGCTGGGCCTTCACCTGATGCCCAGAACAACGGGTTCTCCATGTCGGTCTTGCCCAAGCCATAGCGTGAGCCACCTTCCAGTTTTGCGCCAATGTCTTCACCGTTCAGCGACTTGAGGATTGTGTCGGACAGCGTGTAGTCGCCGGGGAATGCTACGTTGATGTCGCCAATTTGAGGCTCATGCACTTGCGACTCTGTCAGAGCTTTGGTTGGCTCCAATTCGTATTGAATACCTTTGACCCGCTCGTTCTCTTTCATTGAACGGCCAGCGAGGTTCTTGGTGTCGCCCTTCTTGCCGCTGGTAACGTGTTCGCCAAGCATCTGACGGCCCACTCGTTCAGCGGCGGCATTGATCTCGGCTTGGGACTTGGCTGGCGCTCGTGCCAGACGCAAGGGCAGTGCGCGTTCAGCTTCAGCCAACTCAGCCATACGTTTTGCTTTGGCAATCTCGTTGAGCTTGTTCAAGCCACCAACGAAGCCCTCCACCGCCGCTCCTACTTTGCCTGCTTTAGCCATGTGGATTACCCCGCCTTTCGCCTTAGTTATGTCAGCCACTTCTGGGTTAAACGTACCTTCATTGCCAAGTGCTGATTTGACCTGTTTGGGATCAAAAGCAATGTGTACAAAATTGTCACCATAAGACACGCCATCGTAGCCTAGACCTTGCAACACCTTCATGCGCTTTTTGGGTGTGTCTACATTATCTCGTGGCAGTGAATCAAATATACGGGTTATGTCGTCTTCAGACGCTGGGTTTTTGATCGACATATACAACGGCATGATGTTTGAACCTTCGCCCTTATTTGCATATATGTTTGCAACGTCAGGGTCGGCTCCAGTGTAGATGCCGCTTGTGATCTTTCCTCTTGGGCCAATCTTGAACTCTTTGAAGTCTCCAGCAGTACCGTGATAGACAGGTGTCTGCACCTTACTACCTTCAAGAAATTTGGCGAGGTTTCCTTCTCGATCAATCGGTACGTCAGCCTCATTGAGCAGGCCATGCAGTCTTGCGTTCTCAAGCGACTGCTTATCCATTGACATAGGAATGCTGTCCACGCCTTGGTCACGCAGGTAGGCATAGCGGTGACGGCCATCGCCAAACACAGGTATGCCGTTCTTGCCAATTGCCACATTGCTGGCATTCATTGACGGCGCTGTTTGGGCAAACTCGCCAAACCGCTTGTATCGGTCACCGATGCCGCCTTCGCCTTGTGGCCCGACATACTGCCAGCTACTCTTCTTGAATGCCTTGTCAAATGCCTGCGGGTTGACGTTAGCCATCACGTTGCCTTCGCGCACTTCAACGGGATGCATAGTGACAGGCAACTCTCGGTCAGCCAGCTTAACGGCCGATTTTTTAGCATTGGCGATCTCATTGAGCTTGCCCAATGCGCCAATTGCACCTTTACCGAGTTTGCGGAAGTCAGCCATTATTGTGAGTACGGATTTACCCGTTTAACCTGTGTGTATTCCAGATATTCATCGTCGTCATTATCCCTTGGTTCTGGATTGATGTCGAGCCACCCCATATCTTTGAGTAACCGAATCGCTTGTGTCGTGCTATCGACATAGTCATCATGGGTGCTGTCGGGGAACGAACACAACTGGGACAGGAACCCTTCGCACCAGTCCTTGACGTAGCCCTTGCGGACGCTGGACTCAGGGAGCCAGACACGGCCAGTGGTGAAGATCGACGCAGTGATCTGGAGCCTCTGCATCTTGTCCGCCCTGCCGGGGTTGTAGGCACGGACAGGCAGGTGGGCCTGCCGCAGTTCTTGGATCAGGGATATGCCTGCCGCCTTGTCTTCCACGAGGATCAGGTCTGGCCGCTTGGCATCGCGCCCTTCGCCGTAAGACACGCGCCACTCGTTCAGCACCTTGGGCTTGAGGTTGGGGAAGGTGAGGTGTTCGGCCCAGCAGTCAATGAGCAGGACGGACATCGGGCCATCGAGCGGCTTGAACACGCCCCATGTGGTCATCGCGGACGGGTCGTTGTATTCCTTGTCCGTGAAGGCACAGTCATAGCTCTGAAGGATGTACTCGAATTTAGGGAAGGGCTTGTCGTGCGGCCACAGCTTGAACATATCGCGGGAGACCACCTTCCCGTCCTCAAGATCGACCAAAGCGCCCATGACTTCCTGCTCATAGAGCTTTGAACCACGGTACTGCTCCAACTGCTTCTTGAAGGTCGGGGCCAAGTGTTCGGCGTTCTCGTATGTGCTGGCGCGGTCGATCACCACATCATCACCCTCACGGGCAACCAGATCGAGGATCAAGTCCTTGGGCTTGGGTGTCGTGGTCACAATGACACGGGGAGAGTCACCCAGACGCAGACCGAACATCATCATGTCCCACGCCTCTTGCAGGTAGTGGAAGGCCGCAAGCTCGTCGCACCACGCAAAGTGGAACTGCGGGCCACGCAGGCGCTCGTAGCTGTCGGCGCTAATGCCTCGGATGGTCGAGCCGTTCACCAGCTTGATCTGGTGATCCTGCTTGTTGTAGTCCACCACCAATTCTTTGGGGATCACGGAGAGCAACCCGCTCACGCCCTCGATACAGGTGAACTTCAAGTCATTGGACGTAGGTGCCAGCACCAGCCCCCTGCTGTTGGGGATCAGCCAGCACCACCACCATAGGGCTTCGGCGGCGGAGCGCGTCTTGCCTGCTCCACGGCCAGCCAGCATCATCCATACGAGGTAGTCCTGCTGGAGCGGTGGCGGTATCTGGTAGCGGTGAGCGCCAGCCACCCACTTGGCGTGAGCGATCTGGGCAATGCGGTCGTAACCCGGCTGGGCCTCGAACTCAGCCGCGACTTCTGGATCGGCCAGAAGGTCAGCCAACACGCTTGGTCATCTCCATGTTGCGGATCACTTCCAAGAACTTGTTGGCCGTAGCGTCTTCGGTGGCAATGGGAGCGGCACCCTCTACGCCGTGCAGGCCCAGCTTGTCGCCGTACTTGGTCGGGTGGAACTTCGCCAGCAACTTGAGGCGGGTCTCGATGCGGAGCTTGCGGTGGCCGAGCATATCCTCGACGGTCGTGGCCGAGCCTTCGTCGGTCATCACCTGCTTCTGGCCCAACTCGATGGTGTCAGCGATCAGCAGGCATTCCTCGGCGATTGCGTCATAACCAATATCACGCGCCCGTGCGATGGATGCGGAAAGCTCTTCGTCGCGCCCCATCCAATCGTAAACCGTCCGCCACGCAGGAAAGCCTTCGTTGTCTCTGCATATCTGGCGTAGTGGCACTCCCTCGCTTAACTGCTCACAGATTACTCTGGCAATCTCAGGATCGTACTTGCTTGGTCTGCCATTCTTTTTTGCGGGCGTAGAAGCCTTCGCGGCCTTTGCGGCTACCTTGGCCTTCCCAATGGCTTTTGCGGCCTCCTGTGCCGCTCTATTGGTCTTTGCGGGCCTCTTTGGCCCCTTCGGTGTTTCTGGCATGACCCGTATTCCCCGTTAGTGAATGAATGACGCAAGTGTATTCGATTCGCTTTCGGTTCGCCAGTCCCTGCTTTGGGCATAGGAATACCAATCAAGGGAAACCCCTTGTTCCAACCACATCAACGATCCCTCGAACCAGATGATGTTGTCGGCCTCGGCCTTTGAGGCCAAGAACCGACTCGGTTTTACTTCGCTTTCGTTTCGCTACACAACCCATTTGTGATTGCGTGAGCGGCTTGATGCTGGCATTCCTCTTCAGTCAACGTGAAGTCTGGCACCCACATCCAGAACAGCAAAAATGCTATGAACATTATACCAAAAAGAAACTTTTGCAGTGCAGTTTCTTCTGGCAATTGTTGGCTTGGCAGGTCTTTCATCATGTCGTCAATCTCCTGCTTGTTCATTTTCTTCTCCTAAAATAACGCGAGTCAATACCCGCTGAACTTCATGTAAATCGTCGCGCAGATAATCGGGGAAATTCTCTTTGACAGTGAACCCCCATGACTCCAGCGCCGACAACAACTTGAC